GTGCGGGGGAAGCGGTCTGCCCTGCGGCGCGGCTGCCCGAGTTGCGCTATGCCTCCGCGCTCCTATATAGTTGATCCCGCTGCGCCATGCTTCCCCATGCTGGGCGTCAGCACGCTGGCGGACTTGCGCGGGGCGACCCGCCAGTACAACGGGCGGGCAAGCCTCCGGGCATCTCCGTTCCCCCGGGCGCATCCTGGGGGCTTGCCACCGTCCCCGCCGTTCTGGCGCAACCGACAACAAGGAGGAGGAATCCGTGTCCTACGGATCAGCAACAGAAGCCGAGTCCTTCGGCGCAATGCTCGGATGGACGCTCCGCGAGGAGCGTCCGACGCGAACAGGCATCAGCTACGTCACTCGGGTCTACGACATCCCGGCCGCGCGCGACCTGCCTGCCGGGCGAGTGTCCGTCTACATGCACGACAACCGCACCGAGTTCATGTTCTGGTGGGGCAACCGCACCGACGGCGTGATGGTCGCGGAGCGGCGTGCCCGGGCGTTCCTGGCCGCGTTCCCGCAAGGCGAGGAGCGGTCACCGAAGTGCAAGGTCTGGCTGAAGTCCGGCCGACAGTGGGAGATCCCGGTGATGAGCACCGTCGTGATCCGCAAACCAACGGAGGAGCCATGCAGTACGTCAAGCGACCCGGAACCGGCAACGGGCGAACAATCCACGTCCTTCTGAGCACCGGCATCACGATCTGTGGCCTCGACGGCGACGAGGAGGAGTTCATCCCCGCGCCGATCGCCTGGGTGCGGTGCGACGGCTGCCAGTCGGCGCTAGACGACTTGCTCATGACGCTCTCAGACGAGGCGGAGTCGGCCAGCGTCCACGAGGACCTCGCCGCACACCTGGCCGAGAACGACAGGGCGCTGATGGAGGCGGGGCGGCAAGCCTCGCGGGTGAAGTAGGGAGGTCCGCCGTGGGGTGGGTCGAGACGCCCGCCCCCGAGCGGGCCAAGTGCGTCCTGTGCGACGCTGAAGCTGTCGCCGTGTTCGTCAGCCGCCACCAGCCCGCGGTCGGTCGTCCCCTGTGCGTGGACCACGTGATCGCGGTGCTGAAGCGGCAGATCACGCCGATGGAGATCCACGAGGTGCGCTACTGAGAAGGGGAGCCATGACGAAGATCTTGCACACGCAAGAGTTGACGACTGTCGAGTGCGTCTGTGGCATCGCGTACGCCATCCCGGAGTCGCTCTACGACCAGGCGATCAAGCACAAGGCGCAGCACACGCTCTACTGCCCGCTCGGCCACCAGTGGCACTACATGGGCAAGACCGACGCGCAGAAGCTGCGCGAGGCGGAGGCGTCGATCGTCTCGATGCGCGACCAACTCGACGCGGAACGGCAGGCGCACGAACGCACGAAGAAGCGGGTCGCCAAAGGCGTCTGCCCATGCTGCCATCGGTCGTTCACGCAACTGAAACGGCACATGACGACGAAGCATCCGGAGTTCGTCGCCGCCCACTGAGTAGTCTCTGTCGGCGTGAAGGACCGGGTGGTGTACGTGCGGTGCACCGAGGTCGAGCACGAACGGCTGGCGACGTTCGCCGCGCAACGGAACGTCAGCCAGGCCGAGGCGGCTCGGGCCATCATCCGAGAACGTCTGGAGTCGCCCCTGCTACGTCCGACGACTCGATCATTGCCGCGTAGGTCCACGACAGGTCGCTGATCTGCCGTTACGCTTTACGCGTGCACCTGAACGAGTTCCCGGCCAGGGTCGAGCGCCTCGGTGAACCGACGCTCGTCAACTACCGCGTCCTGATCGAACGGGCGGAGCCGGGACCGTGGCGGGCGCGCCTGTTCACGAAGGACGCGCAACTCCGAGGCGAACTGCCGCGGGTGTCGCGCGTCGTTCACGTCGCAGACCGTCAGTGGCTCGCCATCGGCGAGACCGACGCCTGGCGGATCACGCGCCTCACCGGCTGCGGCTGCTCGGCTTCGCAACTGCCCGTCGAACCCGCCATCCAAGAATGGCTCCAAGGGGTCGTGGCAGCGGAGACGTGGGAGGCAGCATGAGCATGGCCGCACTCAGGGCGGCGCGAGTCGAATGGCCTATCCCCAACCGGCAGGGGCATCCGTCGTGCCCGCTCTGTGGCCTGAGCGTCCTGCACTTCGCAGGCATTCCCGAGGTTCAGGACACGAAGCTGGAACGGCACATCGCCTCGCCGCACTCACACTGCAAGGACTGCGGCCGTGTGATGGGCGCACATCGGTTCGTCGGGCATCGCCGCCAGCACCATCGTTTCCCGACGATCCCGATCCCGGGCCTTGAACACGTCGCGTGAACCCCATCGACCCGCGCCCGTTTCACATAGCCATTTCAGCGGGCGCGGGCCGGTGGACCTGCTTCTCGACAGCCTCGCGACCTACCGCCTTGCCCGACTCCTTGCACAGGACGATCTGCTCAAAGGACCGCGAGATCGGGTATGGCAGTGGGCGGCCGATCATCAGCACCCGAAGCTGGCGGAGTTGGCGACCTGTCCGCACTGCGTCGGCGTATGGATTGCGTTCGGGGTGACACTGATCGCGCCGCGCGTTCCCGGCTGGCGGCGAGTCCGGACTGCTCTCGCCGTCGCCGGGGCCGCATCCCTCGCCGCGTCCTTCGCCGATGAACACGGCTGAGTTCATCGAGGCATGGCGGGCGTGGGACGCCGCACCCCGCGACAAGCGCCGCGCCGACGCGTTCGGTGACGCCTGCAACGTCCTCGCCAAACAACTGGGCACCGACTCGTCCAAGCTGCGCGACCTGTTGAGCGCGCTGCGCCGGTACGGCCTCGACTACGACCGCTGCCTGCGCACCGTCCAGTTCGTCGGCACGATCGGCAACCGCTAGCGGTTCGGCCCCATCTGCGGCCTCCGGGCTTACGCTCCCGGCATGGCACCACAGGCCAGGGCGATGACCGCCGCTGCGCGCCGCATCACGCGTAGTAACACTCCGCTCTCCTCGGCGCTGCTCAACCGAGCACGGCAGGCGACGATCGCCTGGCAGGAGTCGGCGTGGGGGTTCTTCGATGACGTGCCCGAGATCCACTTCGCGCACGAGTTCTTAGGCAACGCCGTCGGCCGGATGCGGCTCTTCCCGCAGATCCAGTTGAACCCGACCGACCCGCCGCTCCCCCTCGACCCCGAGGACGAGAACCTGTCCGAGGACCTCCGCAAGGCCGCGGCCGTCGCGTCCGCGACCCTCGACCGGCTCAACTCGTCGGTCGGCGGGATCGAAGGACTCCAGACCAACCTGGGGATCAACACGGCGCTCGTCGGTGAGGTCTACCTGTGGGGCCACCCCGACGAGGAAGCGGCAACGGGCGAGTCGTGGGAGGTGCTCTCGACCCGCGAGGTGCGCGTCAGCGGCGAGAGCATCACGATCTACGAGGAAGGCTCTCCGGAATCGTCGCGTGAGCTTGGGCCGCTGGACGACTTCATCCGCATCTGGCACCGGCATCCGGCGTGGCGTATCCGGGCCGACTCGCCGATGCGGCCGCTGCTCTCGACGTGCGAGGAGTTGCTTCTGCTCCAACGGTCAGTCCGGGCCGTCGCGACCTCACGGATCGCGGGCGCAGGCGTCTTGAAGGTCCCCGACGAACTGACGTTCGTGTCACCGTCGGTGGATGGCGGCGAACCGCCCGAGGACGGCTGGGACGACCCGCTGCTGGAGACGCTCCTGCTCAACATGACGACGCCGATCATGGACCCCGACTCGGCGGCTGCCGTCGTGCCGATGATGGTGAAAGGCCCTGCCGCCGCGCTCGGCGCGTTCGCGCACCTGCTCATCGAACGGCCGTTCGATCCGCTCGCCATCCAACTGCGCGAGGAGTGCGTCACTCGTCTCGCGCGCGGTCTCGACATTCCGCCCGAGATCCTGCTCGGCCTCGCCGACGTGAACCATTGGAGCGCGTGGCAGGTCCAGGAGCAGACATTCAAGGCGCACATCGAACCGCTCGTGGACCTCGTGGACGAGGGCCTGACCGTCGGGTTCCTTCAGCCGATCTTGCATGACGCAGGCATCCCGCAGTGGGCGGACATCAGCATCGGCAAGGACTCCAGCGCGCTCGTCGGCCATCCGAACGAGTTCCCCGAAGCGCTCCAGATGCACGAGGTGCTCGCCGTGTCGGACGCGTTCCTGCGATCGAAGGGCGGCGCAGGCGACAACGACGCGCCCGACGACGTGGAGTACAGCCGACGGCTCGCCGAGAAGGTCCGCGCCATGCCGCCCGAGGTGCTCACGATCCTGTTGGAGCAGGGCGAGGTCATCCCGGCCGGGACTGTCATCCCGACGACAACGCCGGTCACTCCCGGCCAGCCTCTCCCCGAGACAAGCCCGACTCCGACGACGCCACCCGCGTCTCCGGAGACAACGACTCCCGGCCCGCCGCCCGGTGGTCCGCCCACTCCGCCCGCGACGACCGCGGCGGTGGGCCGTCGGGAACTCGGGACGCTACTGGCACAACTCGACCGTGCACTTGTCGCTCGGGTGCTCGCACTTGCAGATACGACCGTCACCCGCGCGGTCGAGATCGTCGGCGCGCGCGTCGTGCGCGCGGTCAACGGCAGCGCCAAGACGACCGACCTGCGCGACCGTGTGCGGGAGGTCCCGCTGTCCGAGGTCGCGATGGTCCTCGGCCGAGACACCGTGCACTCGCTCGGCATCGAGGAGATGGACGTGCTCGACGCGCACCTGGGCAGCGCCGAGCACGCGTTCACCGCGGCCGTCACTCGCACCCGCAAGGAAGCGAAACGGCTGACCGCGCAGGCGCTCGGCGATCCGTCCGAGACGTGGAACGAGGACGAGTGGGACACCGAGCAGGACGACAACACGCACCGCGGCTGGCTCTTCCTGCTCGCCGGGATGACCGCCGTCGCGGCAGCCGCGATCTGGGATCAGCGTCCGACCGCGCCTCCCGTCGGAGAGATCCCGGTCGAGACGCGCGTCCCGTCGTCGCTGGTCCGTGACGCGCTCGCGCAGGCCGGGGGCGTCACCGCCTCGCCCGACACGCGACCGGCCGAAGCGCCCGCGGGTGAAGTCGCGCTCGGTGACGGGATGCTCGACTACCTGTCGGGCGCGTATGGCGCGAACCCGGTCGGCTGGCGTTGGGACTATGGCGACCCGTCCGCCCGTACGCAACCGTTCGAACCGCACGAGAACCTGGACGGCGTGGAGTTCACGACCTGGGACGACCCGCTCCTCGCCAACAGCGAAGGCTGGCCGGACGTGGACTACTACCAGCCCCAGGATCATGACGGCTGCCTGTGCGCGGTCGAGATCATCCTCGGCAACGAGGAGAGCGAGTGATGCCCTGGCACACCGAACACCCGCACGCCCAATGTCCGGCCAGTACGCCGTGGGCAGTCGTCAAGGACGACGACGGCAGCGTCGCAGGCTGCCACGCAACGCAGGAAGACGCTCTGGCGCAGATCGCGGCGCTGAACGCCGCAGAAGGAGGTGCGGCGATGCCGCCCGTCACATTCGCCGCGCACGTGAACAACGACCCGGACACCTGCGGAACCGACCTGCCCTGGTCGATCGTGGACGACGACTCGGGCGACGTGCTCGGCTGCTACGCGACCGAAGCGGAAGCGACCGCGGCCGTCGCCGCGCAGGCGGGACCGAACCCGCCGCCGATCCCGCCCGCCAACAAGCCACCCGCCGCGAGTCCTGCTCCGCCGCCGCCCGGAGGAGCCGAGGCGCAGGGCAGCGCGTTCCAGGCGCTCCTCGCAGTCGAAGGGCACGAGACCGCGGACGGCCGGATGTTCGAACTCGACTCGATCACGTGGCGAGACCTGCCGTTGCCGCTCATGCTCCAGTCCGACACCGGGCCGGGCGGACACGAAGGCGCGTGGTATGCGGGGACCATCGAGGATATTCAACGCGACCCGACCGAACCGTCTCGCATCCTCGCCGCAGGACACTTCGCCGGACCGCGCGCGGCCGACGCCGAGCAGTACGTCCGGGCCGGGCTACGCGGCGTCAGCGTGGACGTGAGCGGCGAAGACGTAGTGGTCGAGGGTTTCGAGCCTGACTCAGAAGGCTTCCCGTCACGCTTCCTGGAACGGTACGGAGACGCTCGGATCATGGGCGCGACCGTCACGCCGTTCGCCGCGTTCGAAGAGACACAGATCTGGATGCCCGACGAGATGGCGACCCCCGCGGTCGTGGAGGAGGTCGCAGGCGAGGAGGTCCCGCACGGCGAGGACCTGGGCGGCGGGCTGCTCTTCCTGCTCGGCACCGGTGGCCGGAACTTCGGTGCTGTCGGGACGCACGAGACCGGGACGACCGACGCGCCGTGGGACGGGGCTGCGCAACAGCAGAAGTTGAACGCGCCCATGAGCCAGGCGACCGCGCGGGCCATGTACGGCTGGATCGGCACCGACGCGGCGGAGGTGAACAAGTCCGACGCCAAGTTCCCGCACCACATGGTCGGCGACAACGGCCAGCCGGGCGTCGCCAACCTCAGCGCGGTGAGCGCAGGTATCGCGGCGCTGAATGGAGGCAGGGGCGGCACGTCGATCCCGTCGGCGGACAAGCAGGGCGTCTACAACCATCTCGCCAAGCACCTGCGCGACTCGGGACGCGACCCCGAGTCGATCCCGGCCCCGAACTTCACCGACGCCGCGCTCGTCGCCGCCTGCGCGGAATGTCAGCCCGGCTACCGGCCCCCGGCCCGGTTCTTCACCGACCTGCGCCTGGATGGCCCGACGCCGTTCACCGTCACCGACCAAGGCGAGATCTACGGACATATCGGCCTGTGGGGGACATGCCACGTCGGCATGGCCGGATGCGTCACACCCGAACACTCCCGGACCAACTACGCCCACTTCCACCTCGGGGAGGTCATCTGCGACGACGGGAGCCGGATCGCAGTCGGGAACCTGTCGATGACGACGGACCCGAAAGCGGACGGGCACGAGTACGACCTGTACGCATCCGCGGTGCAGGCCCTCGCGCACTACGACAACACCGGCCTCGTCGTCGCGGATGCACGCGCCGGGGAAGACCGCTTCGGTCCCTGGATTCACGGCGCGCTCCGCTATGGGCTGCCCGACTCGCGTATCAGCGCGCTGCGGGCATCGAAGCCTTCGGGCGACTGGCGACCCGTCGCCGGACACCCGGAACTCATCCACGTCCTCATGGTCAACAGTCCCGGCTTCCCGGTCCCGCGCGCGCGGGTCGCGTCGGGGAGGCAGATGGCGCTCGTCGCCGCAGCGGTGCCGCACCCGCTGACGATGGAGCAGCGGATGTTGGCGATGGAGTCGGAGGTCGTGGCGTTGCGGGCGATCGTCCGCAAGGAGACGCTCGCGCGGCTCGATGCTCGCGCTCGGGTGCGACAGATTCAGGAACTGGACCGGCGCATCCACCGCTAGCGGTTCGCGCTCCTCGGAGGCGTCCGGGGTTACGATCCGGCCATCATCCGCCCGTCGCCCGGTGTGCGATGCGGCGCGAGTCAGTCGCCCGGTGCGCGACGGCAACCCCTTCGTGATTCTCCGAGAAGGAGCGTGCAATGGACCGAGTGGCTGAACTCCTGGCTCGTCTGGAGTCGCTGGAAGGCATGACCGACGAGGAGTTGGCTGCCCTGGAGAGCGACCTGCGGGCGTTGTACGACGAGCTTCGCGAAGGCGACCTCGACGCATCCGCGGTGCAGGCACTCGGTCAACTGGCCGACGGCCTCGACCAGATCAACGGCGAGAACACGCGCCGCGAGGAGGAGCGGGTCGATCTGGCTCGCAACGTCGAGCAACTCGACGCGCGCATGAGCGGCGAGCAGGCTGCGCCCGAGGGCGAGGTGGTCGAAGACGACGCCGAAGAGGAATCTGCCGAGGACGACACCGACGAGGAGGTCGAGATCATCGACGCCGAGGTGGTGTTGGCCGGGGCGGTCCCGGGCCGCGCGCGTGTCAGGGTCCCGCGGTCGTCACGGCCGGTCGAGACACCGACGACCGACGGTGTGCGGATCCTCGCCGCCCCCGACCTGCCGGGTCGGGCCGCAGGCGCGAACTTCACCGACTGGGACGACGTGGCTGTGGCGATGTGCGAACGGCTCGGCACCTTCCGGGGCGCGCCGACCGGCGACGTGCAGAACGTGCCCGTCGGCCGAGTCGAGTGGGACCGGCCCGAGGAACGCACGCTCGGCCAGGAACTGCTCGTCAACCAGCACCGCATCAACGCGGTCACGTCCATCCCGGCGATCATCGCCTCCGGTGGTATCTGCGGTCCGCTGCCCGTCCAGTACGGCGTGCAGGCCGACGTGTCCGCGGCGCGGCCGGTGCGCGACTCGCTCCCGTCGTTCACGGCGAGCCGAGGCGGAATGCAATGGCAGGCACCCGTCGGGATCGGTGACGCCGACCCGACCGCGATCGGCGCGCTCACCGCGGCGCAAGACGCGGCAGGCAACGTCACCAAGTCGATCTGGTGCATCCCGTGTAGCCCCGCCCAGTCGGTCACCGTGGACGCGATCTACGAACGGCTGTGCTTCAGCAACTTCTCCGACCGTTACAACCCGGAGAACATGCGCGCCTACCAAGACGTGACCCGCGGCGCGTGGGCACGGTTCGCGGAGCGTCGGCTGCTCGCATCCATGCGAGCGCAGGCGACGGCCTGCACCGCCCCGGCGCTCACCGTCAACTCGATGCGTGCCCTCAACCTCGCGCTCAGCTACGCGCGCGCCTGGTACGAGGACCGCTACCGCGTCCCGGAGGGCTTCCCGCTCCAGACATGGCTGCCGGGCTGGCTGGCCGACATGGTCGCGGTGGACATGAGTTGGCAGGCTCCGGGCGACAACACGATCGGATGGACCGACAGCGACGTGGAGGCGATCTTCAGCCGCTGGCAGACGCGGGTGACGTGGACGATGGAGTCCGACCTGACCGGCCAGGACCTGACCGGCATCGCGACCCCGGCGTTCAACTACCCCGGCCACGTCCAGATGCTGATCGCGCCCGTCGGCTCCTACACGTTCCTGGATGGCGGGACCCTCGACTTCGGGATCGTGCGCGACTCGACCACGAACGCGAAGAACCGTTTCGAGACGTTCTTTGAGTCGTTCGAAGCGGTCGCACGGACCGGATACCCGGGCCTGAACATCAACGTGCCGATCTGCCTGAACGGCGCGGCAGCGGCGCTGGCAACGCAGGCGACCTGCGCCAACACAGGCACGTGAGCCGATGACCGTCGATGTCCTGAGCGGCAGGGAGGCGGAGGCGCTCCTGGCGTCGGGTGCCTTCCTGCCCGCTCCACTCCCCGAACAGGCACCCCGGCCCGGAGTCGCGGACCTGATCGCCTCGGCGCGCGTCGTGAACGCCGACACCGACAACGGCGTCCGGTGGACGCAAGGCTTCAGCGTGCTCGGCGACACGTGCGGCCCGCCTGGCGTGTGGGACGTGTGCACCGACTCGCCGGGCACGGCACCACCCATCGGGAAACCTGCGTTCTACAAGTACACGCCGTTCTTGCTCATCGCCGACTACCAGTGCTCGACGTTCGGGATCACACCCCAGGACGTGCACGACGGCGCGCAGCGGATGCTGACCGGACCGGCCGCGTCGTTCGCGCTCGCCCGAGAGTTCTGGAACGGGGTCGCCACCGCGCCTCCGGGCGGTGTGCAGAACCCGTCGGTCGTCCGCAACGGCGTGGACGTGACACCGACGCCGGGCACGGCGCTCCGTCCCTACGCCGCGCTCGCCGAACTGGAAGAGCAGGCGCGGGCGAAGGCTCCCGGCCTCGGCCGCTACATGATCCACTGCTCGCCCCGAGTGCTCGCGCTCTGGTCGGAAGGCGCAGCACTCAACCTGACCGGCAACGTCATCACGACGATGCAAGGCACGATCGTGTCCGCCGACGCCGGATACGCGACTCGATCGAACATCGTCGGTCCCCCGGCCGTCGCCGCGCTCACCGCGCCGCACGAGTGGGCGGCGATCACCGGGGTCGCCACCGTCCGTCTCGGTTCGGTCCAGCAGGCACCCGACGTGGACCTGATGGTGGACCGGAACGCCAACACGATCACCGGACAAGCGGCACGGCTCGCGGCCGTCACCTACCCGCCCTGCCTGCCGCCCCAAGTAGTCGAAGTCGATACGTCGCTCGTGTAGGAGGACCTCAATGGCTCCGTGTCTGTCATCCATCCGCACCGAGCGCATCCGTGTCGCCAAGCTCACCTCGGGCGGTGCGCCACTCGCCGGTCCGACGAACGGCTACGTCTCCGACGCGCAGGTGACGGTGGACGTGACGCTCAACCTGGAAGCGGGCGACGAGATCATCCAGAAGAACGGCGGCGGCAGGCTCTGCGCGACGTTCAAGGACGTGGACCGGATCAAGAACGCGACGATCAAGATGGAGTTGTGCCAACTCGACGCCGAACTTCTGTCCCTGCTGACGGGTGGCACCGTGATCGGCACACCACCGATCGGGTTCCAACCACCGGGCGCGCAGGACTCCCTGGAGAACCCGGTGTGCTTGGAGGTGTGGACGCGCGCGTGGGACGGGTCGAGTCAGGCGGTCCTGCCTTATGGGGTGACGGGCGCGTTCTGGCATTTCGTGTTCCCGTCGTGCAAGTTCACGCCCGACCACTTCGTCCTCAACGACCAGACGCTGATCGTCCCGGTGACCGGCACCGCGCAGGACAACACGGCGATCACGCCCGACGGGCCGTTCAACGACTGGCCGACCGACGTAGCGGACGTGGGTGGCATCACGAAGGTGTACGGCGTCTTCTTGAACAACCCGCCACCGGACGCCAACTGCGGCGGTATCCCGGTCCCGGCGCAGCCTCCCGCTACGCCTTCAACCGGCGCGACCTCAGGCGCGCCCGGCACCTGGACACCCGCAGGCTCGACTCCGCCCGCGACTGTCTCCGACCTGATCTCCGGGACGCCGAACACGATCGTCGCCAGCCCGACGACCGCGTGGGCGACCGGCGACTACGTGCAGACCCGTACCTCGGGTGTGGCCGGTCAGGGCTACTGGAACGGCACCGCGTGGGTCTCGGGCGTAGCCCCGTGATCTGAGTGACGAACCCGGCCCCGCCTGCTGCGGGCATCTTCACGGTTGCGGAGTATGCCTACGTCACGCCGACAGCCGCGACGACACACTCCGTGCCGCCCGGCAGCGCGCCACCGCAGGTCGGCAAGATGGCGATCTGCTTCGCGGCGATCGACTTCGCCACCTCGGCTGCCCCGGCGCTGACCGGCGTCCAGAACGCGCAGTCCACGCGTCTCGGTCCGACTCCGGGCGTGGCGATGCTCTCGGGCACGATGGCCCCGGACCCGTTGCACTTCCCGGCCGCTCCGTTGGGCGACTCGGACACGGTCGCGCACACCGCCGTGCACGCGGGCGTGCTCATGGACTGGGACGCCACCAAATGGACGACGATCGTCTCGCCTGCGTTCTCGGCGTTGGCGACGAACCCCGGCCAGACGTTCATCAACACGACCGGCTCAGGCGGCGCGAAGAACATCGTCGCGTTCGCCTACCACGAGGCCGCGGCCCGGACCTACAACCTCGCGGGAATCCCGAACGTCACGATCATCGGGCAGCACGGCCCCGACACCGCAGGCGTCCGACTCGACCTGCTGATGGTGGACGGCAACATCCCGATCACCGGCATCCCGTTCACGCCTGCGCTCGTCAACCACGCCCTGTCGGCGATGGCGACGGTCTGGCCGCAAACCGATCTCGTCACGCCCCCGACCCGGCTCGGCCCCGCCACCTGCCCGTGCCTCGCGGGTTTCCACGACCAACTCGTCAACCAAGGCGTCCAGAATCCATCGGTGCTTCCGTGATCCAAGGCGTCACCGACCAGCCCTGCGATCCGTGGTGCGAGGACGCCGACGTGACGGCCTGTGGGCCGTGCTCGGCGATCGACCCGGCGACGCTGCCCGAGGCGATCGCGGCAGCGTCAGCGTGGCTGTGGCGGCTCACCGGGAAGATCTACGGCGTGTGCGAGGTGACAGTCCTGCCGATCGTCGCGACGCCCTGCGATCCGTGCGGCCCCGGCTACTTCACCTGGGGCGGCTCCTGGTTCTTCGACCGGGCGAGGAACTGTTGGTATGGCTCCAACTCGCGGATGGCGCGCGGTGAAGGCGTCCCGGAAATCCGGCTCGGCTTCGCCAACGTCCAGTCGATTACCCAAGTCGCGATCGACGGCACCGTCCTCGACCCCGCCGACTACCGCGTGGACGACGGCCGCTGGCTGGTCCGCCTCGACGGCCAGACATGGCCGATCACCGCGCCCGGCGACCTGATCGTCTCGCCGCCGCACTTCCAGGTGACGTTGAAGCACGGCCTCCCGATCCCGCCTGACGGAGTGCGCGCCGCGTCCGCGCTCGCGTGCGAGATCGCGTTGGCGTGCGCCGCCAAGCCCGAGTGCCGTCTGCCGAAACGCGTCCAGACCATCACCCGCCAGGGGGTCGCGATGATCGTGATCGACCCGCTGACGCTCGTGGACGACGGCAAGTTCGGTGTCGCCGAGGTGGACTACTTCGTGAAGGCTGTCAACCCGTACGGCAACCGGCAGCGGGCGAAGGTCCTCAGCCCGGACGTGGGGCGCGCGGTGCGGATACCGACGAACCCGATGCTCGGTCCCCTGCCGTGAGCTTCGCGGACGACCTGCGGGCGTCCGTCCTCGCCGCGGCCGAGAACCTCGTGAACGCGGCTGCGCAGGAATGCCGACGCCAGACCGCTGAGGCTGCGCCGACGCCGATGACCGGCGACCTGAACAAGAGCATCCAGGTCGATGTGGCGCAGACCGACGGAACGACGATCGGGACGACGATCTACGCGACCGCGGAGCACGCCAGCTACACCGACGAGGGGACGGGCGTGTACGTCGGGCGAGGGCGCATCTATCCCCGTACGGCGCGGGCGCTCGTCTTCTACTGGATCACCGGGCCGCAAGGGTCGGGCGTGTACGCCTTCAAGAGCGTCGCCGGGCAGCCTGGCCAGCATTGGTTCAAGCTGCCGATGCCGACGCGGTGGACGGCTTCGCTCCAGTGGGCGATCGACGCGGGAGCCTTCCGCTCCGCCCCCTGAGAAAATCTTGGCGCACGATTTGCTTATGCGGGGCGCGCCGTTTATACTGTCGGTATGACGCACAACGAACCCATCACCTTCACCGACGCCGAGTGGGACATCATGCTCTCCGACCCCCGCTTCGGTTACGTCTGCCGCTCGACCAAGCACCGCCTGACCGACGCCGATCGGGCATACATCGACGTGGAAGGCGTCTGCCCCCGCTGCGAGGACGAGTACCTGGCAGCGGAAGCGGCCGACCAGCCCGTCACCGAGACGACCCAACTCAGCTACGACCCGCGCGCACGCCGGTTCGTCGGGGAAGTGTCCTCGACCAACGGCCTCGGGGCGGGCGGGCTGCGGTTGCACAACCCGACGACGGGCGTGACCGTGCCGTTCGTCGTGGAGCGCGAGGAGCGCGACGCCGAAGGCGAACTGGTCGCCTGGCACCTGCGCTCGGACTCGCTGGAAGTCCGCACGGTGACCCTCACCCTCTTCAACGACTGAAGGAGCCAACAATGACCACCGACCTCAGCCCCGAGACCCGCGCCTCGTTCGACCTCATGTACGCCAAGCGCGTGCGGTCGTTCGTCCGTCGGGCGAACAAGTGGTTCGCATGGTGCGACCGCTACCAGGAAGTCGGCCCGCAGCGCGCAGGCAAGCGGCCCGTCAACCCGTCGAAAGACGCCAAGCACCAGGCGTACAGCGACGCTGCGCAACTCTGCCGCCTGCGGGGCATCGCAGAGCGCCCGCACACGTTCGCGGGGCTGTGCGCGCTCGTCGGCGAGCCGTGCGCGCTGACGGAGCGGTCGTCACCTCGCCGCGACGATGAGCGGTGACCGCCCGAGTCGTCATGCTCGACGTGGAGGACGGCACACTGCACCTCCCGCGAGTGAAGGACCCGTTCGCCGACTTCGACGTGCGGACGGCCTGCGGGTTGTCGCTCATGCAGGCGACCTGCGGGCCGTCCTGGTCGGTGGAGCCACTGGCCGTGCGGCGCTGCCCCGACTGCTTCCCCGAGAAATCATCGGGCACGATTTGACTAGGCGGGCGGACCCGCTTATACTTGTGCCATGACGCAAACTCTGACCCTCCACCCCACGTTCGGCGCACACGGCGAGGACGAGGTTGTCGTGGAGCACACCAACCCCGCCTGCCCCTTCATCGCCGAAGGCGAACCGTGCGACGGCGACGAAGCCCCGCACGGCGACTGCCGGTTCTGCGCAGGCGACAAGTACAACCGCGCCGACGCGGTCGTCCGCATCGTCGTCAGCGACACGGAGCGGCTGGAGGGCAACTACCGCGGTGACCGCCGCCCGCAGACCGACGGGCCGAAGCTGACCCGCGAGGAGCGCATGGCGAAGGTGGCCGGGTGGCTGCTCTCGCTCGGGCGCAAGGTCGAGGTCATGGACATCACGCACGAGAACGCCCGCGCCGCGCGCGATTGGCTGCGGGTGTACGACGGCGACTTCTCGTTCCTGACCGACCTGAAGGAGAAGGGTCGCCAGTTGACCGACCCGCAGGCGAAGGGCGTCCTCAACTGCTGGCGGGCGGACCTGCTGCGCCCTGCGCCCAAGGCGACCGAAGCGCCCGCTGCGATGCCCGAGGTCGCGGCCGACGTGGCGGCGTTCATCCCCGGCCTGTGAAGCCGAGAAATATTATTCCGATATTTCTCCGAAATCTGGCGGGACGATTTGCTTATGCGGGGCGGGGCGCTTATACTTGTGGTATGGCAACGAGCACCCCGCACATCTACGACCGCTACTTCGACTGGACCGAGGACGAGGGCGAAGCCTTCGCCTCCCTCGACTCCGTTGAGCGGTTCGTGCGCAGCATCGGCGGCGGCGACAACGACGTGGCCGTCATCGTCTACAACATCGAGTCCGAGACGGGCGAGACGGTCCGATGAACCTCCTCGACGGCCTCAGCATCCGCAAGTTCCACGGCATCGTCCACGCCTCCGACGGCACGCCCTACACCGCGACCTACTGGGTCGGAATGCGCCTCCCCGAGGACCGCGACCCCGACGACTTCACGATGGTCGAGGTCACACGCCGCTACTACACCAGGCGGGCGCTGCTCGCCGCGATCGAGCGGGGTGACGCATGAGGCGCGCCCTGCTCGCCGAGCAGATGGACCGGCTCCGCTACTACGCGGACGTGGCCGACGAGGTGACGGGACCGCCGATCTTCGGTATGAGGGTCACGATGGCCGACCTCGACCCCCACTACGTGACCGAGGCAATCAAGGCGGCGGAGGAGTTCCGCCTGTCCTGGCCTCCGCGCGAGGCGTGGGAGGACGAGGTGCGCGAGGCGGGGCTGTACGGGTGATCTTCCAGCAGGTGACGCACGAACTGAGCGTCGGGCGATGCGACCGCTGCCACTCCGAGGTGCGGCTGTGGCGCGGCGAGTCCGAGGCCGAGTGCAACGCCTGCGGCGCGGTCTACACCCGCAACGGTGACGAGGTGAAGGTTGAAGCCCGAAGGAAGCCCTGACGAGTGGTGCGACGGCCACTGGCGTGGCGTCGAGTCCGACCCTTATGTCTTGCGGTGCGACGGGTGCGGCTGGTGGATGGTGAACGTCCAAGGGCACATGATCGACGTGCACGCCGAACACGCGCGCAACGCGTGGGAGGCGAGACTGCTCGGCGAAGCGGCGTTCGTCATCCGGGCCGAGTTCCGCAGGATCGAAGAGGGCGGGAGTGCAACAAGAACCGAAGAAACCTGAACGGACGGGACCGCCGCCCTACGACTGGGCGCAGGACCCCGACCGGCCGTTCTGGGAGGATGAGACGCGCTGGGGCTGCTCCCCGCGCCTGTTCCTCGCGCTGTGGATCATCGTCTTTGTCGGTACGTGCATCGCGACCCTGATCGTGGCGCTCGCCTGGAGCGCACGCCCGTTCTAACCTCGGGCCGTGTCGAACGATTGGCCCGCAGGCGTCGCCGCCGACCTGCTCGACTCGGCCATCGCCTGCTACTCCGACTCGGGCGCGCCGACGATCCCGGACCGGCAGTTCCTCACGCACGGCAACCTTCCGGCCCTCGACTGCCCGGCGCTCGCGGTCACCGTCACGAACCTCCAGGCCCGCCAGTCGCCGCCGAACCGATGCACCGTCGAACCGCGGCTACGGCTGTTCGTCTGGGTCGTCCGCTGCTACCCGACCCTGGACGACAACGGGAACCCGCCACCCTCCGCTGACGAGACCGCGGCGGCGAAGCTGCTCCAACACGACCTCGGCACGCTCTGGGACGGCCTGACCGAACGGTGGGCCAAGGCGACCCTGTTCCCGTCCTTCGATGCGATCGACTGCGAGCGCGTGACCTTTGAGATGGCGCAGCCGATGGGGCCGCTCGGAGGGACCGCAGGCTGGTCGATGCCTATCCTCGTGGACGTGAGCGGAGTACGTTAGGCGCGTGACGCAAAGCCTGACGCCCGTCCCTGACCCGCCTGCCGACGAAGGCAGCGCCCTCGACCTCCGTCCCGACGGCCGGGTCACGATCTGGTTCAACGACGACACGGACGTGACGCTGCGCCGCCCGACGCTCGGCCAGTTCAAGGCGTGGCGGATCGCGCTCAACGAGATCGCGTCCGAGACGGGGCGCATGGCGCAGGCGTCGGCCGAGGCCGCGGTCGCAGAGCAGACCGACGACGATCTCGCGGCGGAGGAGAAGCTGGCTCGCCGTTCGGCGCGCGCGGTCGCGGTGCAAGAGGCCGCGGAAGGCGGGGCGGTGACGTGGTGGACGGATGTCTTCAAGGCGCTGGCCGAGAGCGAGGTCCCGTCCGTCGATGACTGGCCGCCGTGGCTGGTCCTGTCGAACACCGTCCTCAACGACGTGCTCACCCACTGGCGGCAGGTCCCTTTGGCCCCTGGGACGAGGAGCAACAAGCCGAACGCCCCGAAACGCCGCTCCTAAGCCCGTTCGATGAGTTCGGGCCGCTCTACCAAGCGGCCGCGGCGCGGGGCATCAACCCGCGTGATCTCGACGCCTGCGAGATCTGGGAGGTCGCGTCCGTGCTCGGCCTCGCCGTCCCGCAGCCAGCCGCAGATGGCGTCTCGCCGCCAACCGCTAGCGGTCGCGACTCGCCGGGTCGTGCGATGCTGAAAGCGCGAGTGAAGGCCGCGGCTGAGGGCCGTCCTCCGCCGCGCTGGGGACCGCCGAGCGTGGCGGACCGTCAGAGCCTCGCCACCCTTCTGGAGCACGATCCGACGAGGAGGTGAGCGATGGCAGGGCTGGAAGAAGAACTCAGCCTTGACGTATCGCCCGCCCTCCAAGCCATCGACCAAGTCGCGCAGGCGCTGCAACAGGCGGTCACCGACTTCTCGACCGCGCTCGCGACCGCGCTCGCCGACCTGCAAGGCACCGCCGTCCCGGTCGATGCTGACACCGCGCCGCTGGAGGCAGCGGTCACCGCCGCCGAGGATGCTGTCCCGCCCGTAGACGTTCCGGTCGCGGCCGACACGTCCGAGGCCGAGACCGCGATCCAAGCTCTCGACCAGTCGGTGCCCGAGGTGGACGTGCCCGTCGTCGCGGACACCTCCGAAGCGCAGGCGTCGATAGACGACCTCGGCACGTCCGCGACCGAGGCGACCGGCGCGCCCGGTGGTGGTGGCGTCCTCGGGATGGAGGGCGCGGTCACCGGCCTGGAAGCGGCACTCGGCGCGGCCGAAGGATCAGGCAAGGGCTTCACGTCGATGCTCGGCGGCATGGGCGGCGCGATGGCGGGCGTCGCGGTCGGCGGCGCAGCCTTCGCCGCGTTCTTGGGCGAGACGGTCACGCTCGCAGCCGACGCCGAGGCGCAGCACAAACGGTTCATCGACACGCTCGGCGCGGAAGCCGAAGCCGTGTCCAAGATCGACGTGAACGGCCTGAACATCTCGCTGGAGGAACTCGGCAAGGTGACGGGCACGCCGATGGCGAACCTGGAGGCGACGGTCACCCGGATCGCGCAACTCGGCCAGACCTCGGGGGCGTCGGCGGAGACGGTCAAGGACACGGCCGACAAACTGCTCGCGCTCGGTTCGACCTTCTCGGTCACGAACCCGCGTCTCGGTGACGCCGCGGACGTGACCGACCGACTGACGAACGCGTTCGCGCGCGGCGGCCGCGCGCTTGCCCCGTTCGGTGTCGCGCTCTCGTCGGCGGAGATCAACGCCGAGGCGCTGAAGGAGACCGGCAAGAGCGCCGCCAGTGACCTGACGCTGTTTGAGAAGGCGACCGCGGGCGCGAACCTCGCGCTCCAGAAGTACCCGGACCTGGCGAAGAAGTTCGCCGACGGCACCCAGAACGCGGCGGTGCAGATCCGGGCGCTGAAGACCTCGCTGGAAGAGACGCTCGTCACCGTCGGCCTGCCGCTCCTCCAGCCGGTGATCGCGACGTTCCAGGCGCTCATCCCGATCGCGCAGCTACTCGCCCAGGTGCTCGGCGGCGTCGGCGCGGTGATCCTGCCGTTCGTGTCGGCGCTCGCCCCGGCACTCGCGGTCGCGGCAGCCCCGATGCAGGCCGTCGCCGACGGGCTGAACGCGATCGGTCAGGGCCTCGCGCTCATCCCGCAGCCGGTCTTGATGGGCGTGGCGCTCGGTCTCGGCGCGATCGCGGTGGCGACCGGCGCGCTCGACGGAGTGCTCGCCGGGCTGATGGCGGCGCTCGGCGCGGTCGCCCCGGAGATCTACATCTTTGTCGGCGCAATCGCCGCGGTCGGCGTCATCTTCGACGCGTTCACCGGCACCGCCTCCACGACCGAGCAGGTCACGAAGGACCTCGGCACGGCGCTGTTCGATCAGGTGTCATCGGTCGAGGACCTGTCCAAGGCGGTCGCCGACCTCAACAAGAACATGACCGCCTTCGACACCTCGACCTCGGGGCTGAAGAAGGACGCGCCCGCGGTCAACGACGCGCTCCAGCGCACGGGCGAAACGACCCAACAACTCAACACCGGCATCCAAGGCACCGCCACCCAGTTCAACGCGCTGTCAGCGTCGCTGGCGGGCGCAGCCCCCGACCTCGACCGCTTCGGCGTCACGCAGAAGGAACTCACCGAGTCGGCGGGCCTCTGGTACCACACCCAGACCCTGATCCCGCCGCAGTTCCGTCAGCAGGCGCAGGTGTACCGCGACACGGTCCTGCAACTCCAGTCGCTGCGCGACGCCTACGCCGCCAACGTGACGAAGCAACTGGAGCAGTTGCGCGTCACCGGCCAGATCACGACGCCGCAGTACAACGCGTGGGTCAAGGCCGCGACCGACGGGACGATCGGCTGGACGACCGCGCTGCAACAGGCGACCACCGCCGCGGAGCAGCATCAGGCCGCGGTGGACAAGGCGACCGCATCGACGGCGGCGAACACGCAGAAGATCGCCCAGGCGCAGGAGGCGTACGCGGCGGGGAAGATCACCGCCGACCAGTTCAAGCAACGCCTCACGGACATCGGCATCTCCGCCGACGGCGCGAAGACCCGCACCGACGAGTTCACGAAGTCGATCGACAACTTCCGCCAGACGGTGCAGGGCGCGCTGCCCACCGCTGCGCAGTCGCTGACGACGTTCAACCAGAACATCGACACGGCGATGAACCAGCTAGAGCAGGACACGAAGAGCCACACCGGCAACATCCACGCCGACTGGCAGGTCCTGATCGCGGCGCAGGACCCGCAACGGTTCACCGAGTCGCTCCTGCGGTCGGTCCAGCAGGTCCAGGGCTTCTGGGTGGCGTTGAAGAAGATCTTTGAGCAGGGCAACACCGACCTCGCCGCGTTCCTCGCACAGCAGGGACCGCAGGCGGCGGGCGCACTCGCGCAGGGCTACGCGTCGGACGCGACCAAGGCGAGACTCGCGAACGGCGTCGTCGTCGGACTGGGCGGTGTCAACCAGGGCTTCACCAACTGGGCGACCGCGAACCTCGGCGTCCTCCAAGCCCAAGGCTCCGTCGTCGGCGGCGTGTATGTGAGCGGTGTCGGCCAAGGCATCTCGCAGACGGCACCGACTATCGGCGCGAAGGCGAAGGCGGGCGTCGATGCGGCGACACCGCAGGTGAAGGTGAGCGCGGCGGGACACGGCCAGGACGTAGGCGGCGCGTTCGTCGGCGGTGTCGGTCAGGCGATGCCCGGCGTCCAAGGCGCGGTCGGCCTGTCGGGACCGGCGTTCACGCGCGCGGCGCAGGCGCAAGAGGCGACATGGCAGGCGGCGATCAACGCAGGCGACACGGTGGGCGGCTACTTCGTGATCGGTGTCGCGCAAGGAATCGCCAACGCCGACACCGGCCCGGTCACGTCCGCCCTCCAGGGGATGCTCACGTTCGCGGCGTCGAAGGTTCCGCACGCGTCGCCGTACCCGAAGGTGGCCTACGACTTCGGCGTCTCGGTCGTGGAAGGCATCGCGAGTGGCATCACCGACAACCATGCGGTCGTCACCGATGCGCTCGGCGCGACGCTCTCGACCGCGGCCGTCGCGAGCGCGAGCGTCACTCCCGGCGTCGCCAACGGCGGGATCGGCACGCAGGTGAACATCGTCACGCACGTCACCGGGACGGTGGACCCGCAGAGCGCGGCGCAGATCGGGGACGCGGTCGGGGCGGGCGTCGTCCGGCAACTCGTGCGGCGCAACGTCGTCCAGCAGGTGAGGGCCAACTGATGACCGTGTGGAACCCGAACCTCCCGAAGATCATCGGACCGGAATGGTTGCCGACGAGGCGACGGTGGGCACCGCTCTCGCGCACCTGGGGCCAGGGCGCAGTCGTCACCGTCAACGACGTAGGGGCCATCGACGCCATCTGGGCGTTCCTCCGCTTCGACCGCGGGCCGACGAACGCGGTCACGATCAACGTCGAGCTATACGACAACGCCGCGGCAGCCGCCGCCGCGAACCCGGCTCCGCTCGCGTCGGGCAGCCTCGCGATGACCGGCCTCGTCAGCCAAGCCGCAGCCTGGAAGCGCATCCCGCTCACCGCGGCGTACACGCCTTCCCCCGGCCAGAAGCTGCTCGTCGTGCTGCGCCTCGCAGACACCCGCTACACGCTGTCGTGGGCGACGCTCGACGCGACGACGACGATCGGGCACGAAGCCGATCGGCTCGCCGGGCAGGAGTCGGTCGAGGTGCCGTTGTCGTCCACGAACTTCCGGCCGACGGTCAGCTACGCCTACCCGCAACTCGACCCGGGCGCACGCGCGATCTGCCTCGGCCATTCACCGACGACGCTCTCCACCGACAGTCAGCCCTACTCGGAGGTCCGGTCTCGGACCGTGCACGACACGAGCACGACCGTCCATCAGACGATCCTCGGCGCGGCGATGGACTACGGCGCGGTCTGGTGTCTGGTGCAGAACACGCCCGCCGTCCAGAACGCTCAGCCGCTCATCGTGACGATCACCGACTCGACTGGCGCGGTGCTCGCTCAGACGAGCATGGGGACAGTCCTGCGACCCGACGCGCTGAATGGGCCGATGCTCTCCAACCCGCCCGACCTCCGCTGGTATCCGCGGGGCGCGTTCTTGGATCCGGCGATCACGTTCGCCGACGGCGCGACGTACACGATCACGTACTCCTCGATCAGCCCCGAGAGCGCGCCCTGGACCCTCGCGACGCTGGCGACCAACTCGGGCAGCGGCGGCATCGCGGCGATGGACGCGCTCGGCCTGCCCGGGCAAGGCGCATCCGCGACCGAGGACGTGCTGACGTGGCTGGACGAGAGCATCGAGCCGGTCACGAACGTCACGGTCGGGACGCAGATCCTCGACACGTCTCGCGGTCTCGTCAACTGTGTCGTCCCGACGATGGAAATCGCGGCCGTCACCTGGGACCCGCACCCGCGTGGCACCGAGATCGTCCGTTACGAGATCGAACGCAACGACGACGGTGTGTGGTGGCCGGTGGGCGCGGTCGTCCGCTCAACCGACCATGATCCGGTCTTCCGTCCACCCGGAGGCCCCACCTCGTTCTTCGACCTGGAGGCGCTGCGCAACACGCCCGTCACCTACCGAGTGCGAGCGGTGTGCGACTGCGGCACGATGAGTTCTTGGACGATCGCCGCGCCGATCGTCTTGCACTCCGACGACACCGACGTGATCCTCGCGTCGAACGCGCGCTACGACCTGACGTGGGTCGGTGAGGACGAACCGGGCTACACGTGGGACCCGGTGGACGGGCAACGCCTCGCGGCTCGGATGCTCTACCAGCAGGACAAACAAGTCGCGTTCCGTGAAGCCGAGTTCCGGGGCGACTCGTTCTCCCGCAGCCTCATCGTCGCGTTCGATGATCCCAACATGACGCACATCCCGCCGATCCCGCAGCCGCCGATCTGGGGAGGGCAGGCAGGCACCATCACCTACACGCCACCGGGACGCGCCGCGTTCGATTCGCTGCTCGCGATCGCTCACAACCGAGACGTGCCCTACATCGTCTTCCTCGACGGCCGCGCCCGCCGCTGGTACACCGCACCCGCAGTGCAGCATCTTCACGAGGATCAGCCGCAGCAGAGCTACAAGGCGGACGTGGCCTTCATCGAGGTCTCGGACCGGCCGACGCCATCCAGCCTCCCGTACCTGACCTCCCCGCCGAGCACCGACTCGGGCTGGGACTACGACACCTGGGACACCGACACCTGGAGCGCAGTATGAGTTGGATCAACGACGTTGTGGCGGGGACCAAGATCCTCGCGGCGTGGGGCAACGCCATCCGGGACCGGACCGTCACCCCGTTCGTCAACGCGACCGAACGTGCCAACGCGATCCTCAACCCGGTCGCGGGCATGATGACGTGGCGGTCCGACGACAAGCAGTTGGAGGTCTTCGACGGCACCAACTGGGTCGCGCCCGCGCCGATGGTCCCGCTCGGCGCGGTCATCCCCTACTTCGGGTTCGCGCCGCCCGCCAACCAGCGGACATGGGCGCTCCCGAACGGACAGATCCTCGCGCTCGCGCAAGGAGGCGCGGCGAACGGCCCGACCGACTACTACCGGGCGCTGTTCAACATCATCGGCACCCGCTACGGCGGCAACGGCACGACCGGCTTCGCGCTCCCCGACTGCCGCGGCGTCTTCCTGTGGCCGACCTCGACCGCGAACGGCTCGGACATGAACGGCGCGCACGCGGGCGCGACACAGACGACCCTCACGAACGCCAACCTCCCCGACCACACGCACGTCGTCCGCCCCGTCGGCGGCGGCGCAAACCAGATCGCGGTCGCACACGCGCCCTCTTCTCTCGGCCTGATGACCAACGGCCAGAGCGACGCCACGTACTCCGATGCGGTCGCGCTCACGAATCCGGCGTTCGCGTCCCAGCCGTTCTCCAACATGCCACCCTGGATTCGCTGCCAACTCCTCATGCGCGTGTCGTGAGCGTCGCCGAACCGACCCTCCGTGGTGAGTACACCGTCCGTTTCGAGTACGAGGTGCTCGACGCCGACCTGAACGTGTACGACACGGTGAGGCCGACGGTCGAGGGTGGACCGAACATCACCGCCAACACCGACCAGACCGTCATCCGGACCCTGGCAGGCATCGACCTCATCGCCGCGGAGATCGCCCGAGTCGCCAACCCGCTCGGTGACCGCATCCGACCCGTTCAAGTGATGGCCGACGGGTCGCGCTGGCCGCTCGGCGTCTACCTGTTCGGCGAGGCGCAGACCGAGCACTACTCGACCAACGTCTTCTTCAGCCACCTCGCGCTCATGGACCAGGCATGGATTCTCGACCAGCCGCTCGACCGCAGCGTCAGCGTCAACGTCGGCGGCGACTGCCTCGGCCTGTTCACGACGCTCGCCCAGGAGGTCGGGATCAACAACCTGCGGCTCGATCCGGTCAACACGCCTGCGGGCGCGCCCGGCGCGTGGGCAGCCGGTGACAACCGTTACGGCGCGATGAAGGACCTCGCGACGCTGATGGGATGCGTCGCCCCGTTCTTCGACAACGACGGATTCCTGCGGCTCATCAAGGCTCCCGCTGCCGACACGTCACCCGACTTCATCTACGCCCCGGGCAGCGTGATCGCGGGCACGATCCTGGACGTGGACGACAGCTACCAGGCACCGAACCGCTACCTCGTGATCGGCACCGGCACCGTCCAGGTGGTCGGCGAGTACGACCTGCCCGACGAAGCTCCGCACTCGGCGCAGCGGCGCGGGTTCGTCGTCACGCAGACCGTCGATGCGCCCGGCGTCCAAACCGCGTGGGCAGCCGCCGAGGCCGCGCGCGCGTACGGCATCACCGACTCGCGTAGCTATATCCGCACCTCGTTCCAGACGCCGCTCAACCCGGCGCACGACCTGTTCAACGTCATCGACTTCGATGGCGCGATCTGGCTGGAGGTCGAGCAGCACATGACGCTCGCCTACGACGGCGACCACTCACACACGTTGGCGCGGCTGTGGTAACGACCGACGAGATCCTCCGCCTCCTGCCGACCCTCATCGCCGACGGCGCGCGCGAAGCAACCCGCAACCTCAACTTCACGCCGAGGTTCAGGCAAGGGCAGGCGACGGCCGTGGCCGGTCAGGTCGCGACGGTCGTCATGGACGGCGACACCGACCCGATCAGCGCCACGATCGTCTCGGGCACGCAGGTCGGTGAACGGGTCCTGGTCGTCTTCTCCGCGCACGGCGGCGCATGGTGTTTCGGTTCGGGCGGCGGTGGCGGCACAGGCACGATCGGCCCGCCCGGACCGCAAGGCCCGGCAGGACCAGCGGGACCGGCAGGACCGACAGGTCCGCAAGGCCCGATGGGTCCGCAAGGCCCGCAAGGTCCGCCCGGCACCGGAGGCGGGGGCGGGGGCAGCGGAACCACGAACGTCGTCGGCTTCCAGGCCGCGGTCGCGACCACGATGGTCGTCGGCACCGAAACGATCCTCGCCACCGTCAACGTCGCCGCCCAGACCGAAGACGCGTTACTGGAGTGCGCGGTCGTCGCGTCGGG